ACGCGACGGGGCTTTTTCATTTCACCGGTCGGATTGCCGGCCACCCGGAACAGCCCCGGGTGGCGTTCGCCGGCGCGCATTCATGGGTTCACACCCATTCCAGGGCATTTAGTGAGCCTTGGCCAATGCTCGACTGTCCAACTGTCCTATCCCCCTGTCGACAAACGCCCCCCGGCGGATGACGGCTGCGCCTCTTCCGCCCTACCAATCCCGTAGGTGTAGCCGGGCGCGAATTTTGGCCACGATTTGCGCTTTGTTTGGCATCCGGCCCGGCGGGCACGCCCTGGCCCTAACCGCTTGCCTCATGTACCCACCGATCAAGCTCGATTGCCACCAAGAAGAACAGGCGTTTCAATCGGTTGTACTCTGACTCACAGAACGCGTAGGCCGGCCTGAGCTCATAAGCCCTCCCGGGCTTGAATGAGAACGCGGGAAAGACCAATTTAGCCGGATTGACGTCTGCGGTAAGGTCCAAGCGAACCCCAGGGGACAAGACCCCCCTGTGCTTGCAGTGGTTTGTCAGGTCGGCGAGGTACACGTAGTCGGGATTATTGGTCCATTGAAGCATCAGGGACCGTAGGGCGTCGTGTCCAGGATAGCGAACCAACCAATTCGTGACATTTCTCACGTTGATGTCATGTTCAGCTTTAGCTTCTTGCATACCGACCACTGAATAGACGGCATTGGATACGATGTCGGCAAGGCTGTGCAGGCTCTGCAGGAACGCCAGAACGTGGGCCTTTGCCTGGAACCTCTTTTCGACGTAGGCACGACCGATCTCATCGTCCGGGGTAAATACCAGCCGCATCAGGTTGGCGTCGGAGGGGTCGATGTCGAGATAGTCGTCCAACAGACGCCGCATTTCGTGATAGTGAAACACGGCATAGTTGAATCGCTCTGTCACCGAGCTCAAGGCGTGTCTGGCCCGCCCCCAGGCGGCCTTGCCCTGTGTTTTCAGCACGTAGTCAAAGATCGCCTTCAGATCTATGTCGATTGAAGGATTCTCAGTCACACCACTTCTCCTGGGCCAATCAAGGGCTCCTTTTCGGCTTAGGGTACGCCTGAATCTTGAAGTGCTTGGCATTCAGACGCCGGCGGGCCGACTTGGTAAGGAACCTAATATACCGAAACTGACGGAACCGGTGGGCCTGGGCCCGGTGGAGATTGGCCTGGAGATGGGCGCCCCGGCGTCCTCCTTTCCGGGTCTTGGCCAGCTCGTGGTACCACTCCCCGTCCAGCTCGTAAAAGGTGCTCTCGTGGCTGCCCAGGTAGTCGAAGCTGCATGCCTGGTAGACAATCCCGGCTCCACCACAGCGCTCGTCGGCGAAGGATTGGACCCATTGGACTTGGGGGTGGAGTATCTTGATGGCCTTGATCGCATAGCTAATGGCCCTCGACTCGGTGTTGCGGGGCATGCAGTCGTGGACCCACAGACGGTTGAGCTCCATGTACTCCCGGTTGCCGGTACCCTCGACTACCCGCCTGCCGCTTGCCGGGTTCAGGTTGTAGCCCCACTGCATGACGCCGACCAGATCCCGCTCCGCGAACACGCCCAGGTGGAGGTAGCTGTTGTTCACGAATCGGCGGCTGTAGTGCATGGCGCACACCACGACGCGGGCCAACCAACACGGAATGATCTCCACCCGCAAGTCCTGGCAGCCAAAGCCCACCACAGCCCCTTTATAGGTCACCGGGGCCGCCGGTTCGGTCTTCCTTGATGTTTTCTTGGTCACGAGGCTTCTCTCCTGTACCACCCCTGTTAGGGGGCGCGGGGAAGCTCGGGGCCTTCTGGTTGTTAAAGATCGTCTTGCACCTGGGACACTTGATCTCCAGGGCGACGGCTATGGCCTTAGCCAATAGCTTGCCGCAGCTGTTACAGCGTACTTCTTGCATGTGAACCCATCCCTTTTCTGATAGGCTTCCCCGGCGGTCGCGACCGTGGGACAGCCTTGGTTCACAGTGCATGCTCACTGTGGGCGGGTGGCTGGGTGTTGCTGCACCTGGCCACTCGCTGTCTCTTACCGTGTTCGTGAATCTGGACAGTACCTTAGCGGCAATTGCGAACGGGTATAACGCGCTTTAATCCTGATTGTGTCGGTCGGTGCCAAAACGGCCTGCAGGGGACCCTCAGAATCAAACCGCCGCAATGGCCTCCGCCGCCCCCTCCGCCTCCAAGTCAACCGCTGCCAGCTCTGCCTGCCGGCGCTGGCGCTCACCCAGGGCCTGGCCGTAGGCCGCCTTGTAGGCCGCGACATTGGCCAGGATACGGGTTGCCAACTCTGGGACCGGCACCCCTCGAGCGCTGGCCATGGCTGCCAGAAGCGGTGTCGGCGCGGCGTTGTCCGCCGCCCAGGCCTCCGCTTCGAGCTGCTGCTGGGGCCAGCTCAGGATCTCGTCCGGCGGGTAGCCGGCACGGATGGCATCGCATGCGGTGGCGAAGTCGGCGTCGATCTCGGCGGCCTTGCTCGCTGCCCTGGCCTCCACTTCCGCCCGTGACAGCGGCACAACGTCCCACCCTTGATGCCACTGCCCCTCCACCACTGCCGGGGTCTGTGCGACCACCTTGTGGGTGTCCGGGTCGTGGTCGGGTTGTGGGTCAACGACAACCAGCTCGTACCCCAAATGGTTGGCCAGGGCCTCGGTAATCTGAGGGCCAAACGAAACCTGGGATTTATGCCCCTGCCGGATTTCAGCAGGGGTGATTGGATATTGGCCGTTTGCGATTTTGCGGTACATTTTCTATGCCTCGTATAGTGTAGGGGTTAAACTGCCCGCAGCGTCCGCTGCGTTGCCCGCAGCATCAGTTAAAGCTCCGGCGGAATCTGTCAATGTTGGAGTATCTATTGTTAGAGTTAATGCGGTGCTCGAAAAAGACAGCTCTGCCCATTCCATTGGACCATACATACCTAAAACTCCACCGCCAGATAGCATCTTGACGGTGGTCATATCATTACCACTAGCAGTAAATCCCATTAATGCAGCAAATACTACAGCGTCATCAGTGCATGAAACTGCCGTCAAATTGTCCCCCGTTTCCCCGATTAAATTGCGCTGCCACTGAACTGAAGCATCAGGTAAATATTGCACAGCAGCGCCATCTCCGCAGAAAACAACACTGCCATCATCAGGCGATATAGCGACCCCATCCCATGACGAAGGTGCGCCACTCCCTGTTACATGGCGGTCCCACTGTATGACAAAACTGCTATTTAATTTTATTCCAGTTGCGTAAGCTACGCTTCCCGTTGCCATCTGGGCAGCCAAATAAATGTTCCCACTGCCATCAACCGCAACCCCACGCAATACTGCATAATTCCCGGAGCTGTCAGTTTTATAAATTCGCCTCTCAGCTTGCAAAGCGCCTGAACTATTGTATTTTCTCAGCAACCCGTATGAACGTGATGAACCATCAAACGATCCACATGCATATACATTATCAGACACGTCAATCGCACATCCAAGCAACGTCACCCCAGTGGAATGGCTAACAGTTCTTTGCCATTGCAGCGTTCCGGCGTTGTTATATTTTGCTACTGTTGACGATTTGGGGGAATCTGTTTCATTAGCTATAACGATTGCAACATCACCACTGGGGGAAACTGCAATCCCCTCAGACGAAAATCGTTTGTTTGTTTGTGACAATTTTCGCTGCCATTGTAAAGCGCCTGAACTGTTATATTTTGCGATGATCGCATGATCATAAGACCCTGAATCCCTACCATGCCCCAAAACATAAACATTTCCTACACTGTCAACACCAATACCATTTGCAAAAGCTCTATCTATTTGATAAAGCTCTCGCTGCCATTGTAAAGCGCCTGAACTGTTATATTTTGCGATACACATTTTAGTAGGGCTACTTGAGGCGAGGCGACCCTGTATATAGTGGTTCCCATCTGCGTCTGTCGCAATTGCCATTGCCAAGTCACTTGATGTTGTCGGGCCTGATAATGCTGCAATCCATGTCGGAGGAACGGGCACTCTTCGCCCGCCGATCAACATTTTTTGTGCAAGTGTGATATTCGCCATTATGCCACCTGCCCTCTTTCAGCACCGTAAAGCGCGCCGCCCTCTTTCCACAGCACCACCCAACCAGTTATCACTGAGGCCCAATCGGGAGCTGCCCCGCCATTGTCAACCCATGTAATAGTTGGCCACGTAATCGCATTTGCAGCCGGAGTAATTTTCAACAGTACGTGCTCCCCGTCTGCCAGCGTCTCGGTGAATGTGGTGGGCGCGGATAGCGTCTTGCGTTGTTGTGTGCCGTTGGCCGGGTTGATTTCCGTTCCGGAGAGGTCATACCACGCCTCAGAGACTTTCCCAGCCAGTACCAGATTGGTGAAGGTCTGCCCATCGAAATTGGCGATGACCGCCAGGCTGATTTTCCAGTCGCTGATGGTGCCGGAACCTTCCACACTGTCAACCGCAACGGTCAGTTCCCCGGTGTTGGTGTCGTAGGCGGTGACGGTGCCGTACATGCGATTAGTGGCTGGCGCGGCGGCATCAGCGATAAAGACATCCACCCCGGGGACAAACCCCTTCCCAGTCTGCACGGTCAAAGTTTTGCTGCCGGTGCCAATGGTCAATTCCGTGGCGCTCGTTGCTCCCAGGCTCAATCCGTAGGCGCTGGCGGCTTCATTCAACTCCTGTTGAAATGTCACCATAGCAGCAATAAATGCGTCACCTTTCTCGGCAAAGGTGGACGGGTCGGCGCGGCTCGGTGGGTCGGGTAAAGGTGTGATGGCCATCAGGTCAAGCCCTCCAGGGTAAGGGTGTAAAGCGCGTCGTTGGGGTACGCGATCTCAATGTCAAAATCTCGGTAGAAGCCGAACACGGTCAGCACGGTGTATTGGCCGTCCGCACCGCGCCACAGGCAGGGGGTGGCTCGCAACTCCGCCAGCACGGTATGCACGTAGTCCACCTGCTGGCGGGTAAGCCACAGGGGCAGTTCTGCGCGCTTGGAAAATGCCCGGCGCACAAACGTGGTAGCGCCAAAGGCGTCAGTCTCTTTTTTCGAGTAGTCGATAATCCCCGCGCGGGCGCCAAACCGCACATCCCCAAGCCGGTACTGCCAGCCGAACACCAGCGTGCCCAGCCGCACAGCACCTGCTGTGTTATTGATGGTGATGGTGACAGTCACATCCCCGAGAGGTATCAGATCATCAATCACGATTTCTTTCGGTGCGCGAATCGCCTGGTAGAAATACTGGTACCAATCAGGGACTGGCGTGTTGTCGTAGATGATGTGAGTTTGCTGGTACAGCACCCCATCGACTGCGGATTCGATTTTGATGTACACACTGGTGGCCTGCATGTCGATCAACGCCAGGCTGGCAAACCGGCCAGGCTGGAACACATAGGTGACCGGGCCATTGTCCTCTGTGACGGTGCTGGTCTCGCTGTCGAGACATGCCCAGCGGTTTGTGGGGCCGACGTCGACCCAGTTGGGCGGGTCGCTGCTGTCCGTCTCCGGGTTGTTGCCAAGGTTGTCGGCGACGGCACTCTCATAGATGCGGTGGTTGTAGATGACCCTGTCGCCATCCGCGTAGGTGGTGCCCGCCAGCCAGGCAGGGTGGTCGTCTTCCGGCACACTGCTGGACACCAGCATGGCCTCGGTTATGGCGATGGGGGCAACGACAGTCAGAGTTGTCATGCTTCAACCACCACCGCCAACGCGTCACCACCCTGAGACAGGCGGTCGAGCAGGTCTGCCGTCTTCCGCGTGTTGGCCGCGATCGCGGCGTCCCCGGCACGCTGGTCGATTTTCAGCTCCGCCACCTGGCCATTGAGGCTGCGAATTTCCGCCGCCATCTCGGTCATGATCTGGACCATGGACTTCCCGTTAGGATCCGCGATTTGCACAGGTATGCGGTTTGCCGTGAGGATCGCGTTCTGCTGCTCTCGCCTGTCAGTCACGGATCCGGGCTCTGCCCCGATAGCGCGCCCGATACCACGGAGGTAATCGACGGATTCAAACTGTGCCCGCAAGCCCAGGCCCCAATATGTACCATCAAGCCGGATAGCGGCTTCGGTCAATGCGTTTGCCGTGCCGAGCAGCTCCGCGATGCCATGGACAGCGGCGATCAACTCCGCCGCCAGTGAGTTGCCCTGCTGGTTGGTGCCCAGCAGCTCCCCCAGCACCAGGGCCTCGTCAGTGAGTGTCTGGTATTCCTGCCCCAACATATCGACAACCGCACCCACAGATTCCACATTGGCAGCAGCTGAATCGCCAATAGCGGCAATCGTGTCGGCGGTGCTGGCTTGCTGCGCGGCGATGGATTCCGCCAGGGCGTCGCTGATAAGGGAGACGGTTTCTGCCACCGGGCGCATCAGGGCCAGCTCCTCGTCCAGCTTGGCAATTTGCGCATCCCGCCAGGCGGTGTTCTGCGCGGCCAGTGCGTCATAGGCGGCCAGGGTGGCCTGATGGGTGGTTTTGAGGATGCCAACCTGCTCGTCGTACTGTGACGTCCACGCTGCGTACACCTGATCAATGTTGGCCTGCATCTGGTCCAGGGCCTGGGGCGAGGGGCCGGCGTAGGCCGCCAGTGCCGCCAAGGCGCCATCAAACAGCCCGCTGGCGATGTCCACGCTCAGGGGTTGGCCGTTGAGGGCAACATCCAGCTGACGCTCAGCGGTGGCCACCAGATCAGATAGCAGCGCCGTCTGCTCGGCATGGTGCGCCTGGGCCGCGTCAATCTGCTCCTGTGCGGCATTGAGCAGCCCCTCCTCTGTGGTCAGTTGCTCACCCACAGCGTCCTTGAGGTCCGCCATCAGGTGCGCGGTGCGAGCCTGATCCAGCAGGTAGTCCTGGCGGCTGCCGAACGAGCCCGACACGTCCCGACCTAGGGATTGCAATGTGGTTTGCAACACGTCCTGGTTGAGGCTGCCACCGTCAGAAACGCTGGCCAGCATATCGCCCAGGCGGGATTGAGCGCGGCGGTAGTCCCCCAGCTCACTACCTGCCGGGCGCATGCCGTCAATGGCGCGGGCCAGCATGTCGGACACGGTGCGCAGCTGGTCCACAGTGGGCTGCAATCGGCCGATGTCGGCCTGCAGGGGGGTCACCAGGGCCGCCAGCTCGCTATCCAGCGCACGCTGCTGTTCCGTCACTGCGCGGCGCAGTCCCCCCAGGGCGGAGGTGGCGTCGGTGGCCAGCACCTGCCAGGCTTGCCGCTGCTGGGCTATGGCGGCGCTTTCGGCGGCGTAGCGCTCGTCCACCCCGGCCTTAATGCCCGCCAATCTTTCCATCTCGACCTGGTAGACACCCTCGGTCGCGGCGCGGGCGGCCTCGATGTCTACCATGTTCCCATCGTAGGCGGCGTTAACCGCTTCGCGCTCCGCCGCGATCCGGGCGAGCTTTTGCGCCTCGATGCTGTTTTCGATGTTGTCGCGGATTTGGTCGAGGGACAGGCCCGACATGACCGCTGCTACCTGGTGCTCAAGACCCTCTTGGTCTGGGTCGCGGCCGAGGATCTCGCGGTACATCTCGGTAATGCGGTCGGTGGCCTGGGCCTGGTAGGTGGCCAGCTGGGCATACAGTGGCGCGACGGCCATCAGCGTGGCAAACGCGGACTGCCCCGCCTCAGTGGTGAGATCAAGGCCCTGCACGAGGGCGTGAAAGGCGTCCTTGGTGCGCGGGGCCTCGACGTTCAGCCCGTCGAACACGGAGAGCAGCTGCGCGTTGGCGGATGCCATTTTTTCAGCTTCGCCGATGTACTCGGCGTAGTAGGCGCTGGTGGCCTGGGCAAAGCTGTCGAGGCCACCCATGGCCTGCACCAGGCCATCCGCCGCCACCATGCCGGCCACGCTGGTGTCGTACAGCGAGAGGCCCAGCGCCGCCAGGGTGTCGTTGACGCCGTGGAATTGCGACTGCACGCGGATCAGCGTGTCCGCCAGCAATTCGCCCTCAGCGGCGAGATCAAAAATCGGCTCAAGGTCGAGATTCGCGCCCGTCAGCTCGTTGACCTTGGTGACCCAGGCCTTCACGAAGGCGTCGGCGGCGCCGGTGATGTCGGATTCGACCAGCTTGTTGAACTCGGCGGACCCAAAGAAATCCCCGCCTGACTTGCCCGCCTGGTGGGCCTTGCCGACAAGGGCCTGGCCCTTCAGATCAACCTCGACGCCGAGGGAATCCAGCAAAGTGGTGAGACCCAGATCAATGGCGCCAAAGGCCGCGAGCATCTGGCTGGCAACCTGCTGGCCCTCACTGCCCGCCCGCTTGGTGTAGGCGCTGATTTCAAGGCCGCTGGCAAGTTCGGTGCCGCCAAGGCCCGGGGCTGTGCGGATGCCCAAGGCGGCCCGCTTCTTGCCGTCGCCGCCAAAGGCACCGTCGACCAGGCCGCCGATGGCGCCGCCAATCAGCGCGCCGATGGGGCCGCCGATGATGGTCCCGGCAATGCTGCCCACCGTTGCGCCCCAGGCGCTTTCAGCCTGCTTGCCAAAAAGGGATTCGCCCACCTTGGTGCCCACCCAAGACCCGGCATAGCCCGCCACGGCGCTGGCCAACGTGCCGATGGTGGTGGCCATGCCGGAGGAGACGCCACTGGAAAATCCGAACGCTTCGGCAATACCGTAGCCGGCGGATTCCAGCCCCCAGGCGGTGCCGGACAGGCCGATTTTGCCGAGCCCTGCATTGATGAAGTTGCCCGCCGTGGTCACGCCACTGGCCAGCTTGCCAAGGCTCATCAGGGACGACAGATTGCCAAGCCCCCCCAGGGCGCCGCTCACGCCACCGCCGCCCAGCGCCCCTGCATTGGCGCCGACGCTGCCACCAAGACCCAGGCTGATCAGGATCGGTCGGGTGATGGCCATATGCGCCAGCTCGGCCAGCAGGCGCTTGAAGGCATCCTTGAGACTGCCAGCGAAGTCCTTGAACGAGTCGAAGGCACCCATCCAAGCATCGGCAAACGCGGTGTCGATGCGCTTGGTGGCTTCCTCCCATGCCTGGGCGGCTGGATCGGCCTGCGCCTGGATCTTCTCATTCTCCTGCTGAAGGTCGTACATCGTACCCAGCAGCTGTTCATATTCGGCTCGTTGCTCGGGCAGCAGTTTTTTTGCGCTTTCCGAGCGCAAGCCGTTTTCAATGAACATCTCTCGGTTCAGCGCTACCAGGGCCTCCTTGCCCTGCATCCGCGCAGTCACTTCCCGTTCCAGCCAATCCACTGTACGGCGGGTTTCGCCCAACGTCTCCGAGACGGCCTGGGATCTGGCTTGCTCTTCTGCCAGGTAACTGTCAACCGCGTCCGCCGCTCGTTGGTAGGCTGTTGCGGTATCAAACAATGACAGGGCCAACTTTTTTTGCCCCTCGGTCGCATTGTTCTCCGCCAGGGTCAGTTCGAGAACTTCGCGCTCCGTCTTGCTCAGGGCATTGACCTTGTCATTGAGGGAGGACGTCAGTCGCTCAATCGCGTTCTGATTCTTCTTGGTGGCAGCTTCCGATGAGATCGTTGCTTGCGCGAAGGCATTGAAGCCCCTTGTCAGATTTTCAACCGGTACTTCAAGGTTCTCATATTGCTTGAGATACTTTTCTACGGTTCGGCCATTCGCCAGTGATCTGGCTTCGGTCTCGATCTCCGACAGGCCCGATTTAATGCGCGCTACGCTGCTGTCAAATTCTTCCTTACCGCCAAACCCGAGGTACTTGTAAAGCACGCCACCTGGCGTTTTCGCCAACAAACCCTCGACAAACCCTGCATCCTCCCCCGGATTGGTGATTTCACCCACTATCAACTTGTATTTGGCGACGAATTCTCCGGCCTTGCCTAAAAAGGCATCAAACTCATCGGACTTGAGCGCGCCGTTTAGGCGCTCAATTGCACGGGATACCTCGTTGATCGCTTCCGCCAGGCCATCGTTGGCGCCTTTCTCACCAATGGTTCTCAGCAAGGTATCAAAGTTGTCCCCAAGGTTGGAGGCGGCCCCGCCCAGGGTATCCATTTGCCGCGCCATGGCGCCGGCAAACTGCACGTTGCCAATGTCCTCCAGGTAGCGGGTGATCTCGGAGGCATTATTGCCAATCTCGGTGGTGACGCCCTGAAAAGTCAGCTTGACGCGATCCCCTTCCTGGCTGGCCTTGATGCCGAATTCCTTTAGCCGTTCGAATTCCCCGGTGCTGGCGTCGGCCACCGCCTCGATCATCTGGCTCAGATCCTTGCCCATGGCGGCGGCGGTGTTGCCGAAGGAGGTCAGCGCTGACGTGGTGGGGTCGAGCCCCAGGGCCTTCATCTTGGTGAACGCTTCGACTGACTGGCTTAGGGCGAATGGCGTGGTGCGGGCGAACGCCTCCATTTCGGCCCAGGCCGCATTGCCGGCCTGCACTGAGCCGGTTACCGTGGTGAGGGATGCCTTGAGCCTCTGGGACTCCATATTGACGCTGACGAACTCTCCCGCGAGCCTGCCTGCCCCGACAGCAGCCAGAACAGCGCCAACACTACGCGCCGTCGCTCGCAACGCCGTCATACTGCCATCCGCACTTTTAGCGGACCGGCCTACCTGATCGAGCCCACCCGCGCCCCGCTGGGCGGATCTTTGGGTATCGTCGAGGGTTTTGTTGAGGGTTCTGGCATCGACATTGACCGCCTGCACCTGGCCCCGCAGACCTTGGTCCGTGGCGCGCAGGACTAGCTTGAGTTCGATATCCTTGGATGTCATGTCATTCGCGCTTCAGTTCATTGACGGCGACACGTTCTAGGGTTTGCAGCCGCTGCCAGTCATCGGGGGCCAGGGGTTCGTAGCCGCCACGGCGGATGACGATATCCACCGCCTCGTAGCGCAATCCCATCACCCCGCCCATGGGGTTGATCTGCCACTGGGTCGCACAATCGACAAAGAGACGCACCGCGGTCCAGTTTTCTGGCAAGACTTCAAAATCACCGGGTTGTCGGGCCGCCCGCTTGTTGGCGATGGCCGCCGCGACTTCGGGGCTTACCAGGGCGGTAAGATCGTTGTCGGCCACCCTCGAATCGCCCACCTTGAGGCAGGCGACCCAATGCCTGGCGGCACCGATCAGGTTCGCCTCAGGTTCTTTTTTCCCACTTCCTCCTGATAGGTGGCCACCAGGGCGGCGGAGATGGCGGGGTCGTTGCGGCAGGCTTCAAGCAGGGCCTCGCCCTCAAGGGGCTCCCCTTCCGGCCCTGTCAGCTCGATATCCCGCACGCCCACCACCACCAGGTCGACCAGGCGCTTGTCGCTGAATTCCTTATCCAACGCCTTGTCGGTGGGCAGGATCTTGAAGATGGCCGTGAACTGGCCCTGGGATTCGTTGCCCTCGTCATCCCGAAGGTGGACGATGACCGGGGCGGGGAAGGTTCTGTGGGTGTTCAGCTTCAACATGGGGGTGCCTCATTCGGTGGGTTGCGGTGTGCGAATTTGTGGGGCCTTCCCTGGCAATCGTTATCCTCAGTGGAAAAACAGATAAAGCTCGTCGTCGTTGCTGCCGGTGGCCCTAAAGGACAGGTCGTAGGCATCGTTGCCCGCGCGTTCTTTGTCGCCGATGCTGGTGAACTGGGCGGCGGTGATGACGATGGAGATACGCTCCCCGGCAACCGTGCCCAGGGTGGCGTGGATGGCGGCCTTGGTCCCGTTCTCCCACAGGGCGAAGGGGTTGAAGTCCGCCAGGGCCAGGACTTCGGGGTCGACGCCGCCGGTGGGCTTGCGATCCCGAATCCGAAAGCTGTGGCGGCCATCGGCGCTGTTGAGGTCTGGCACCGGGGCGATATCGTTGCCAATATCGAAGCCCAGGCGCTCGATGGTGCCGTCGCCATAGCCGGCGATGGTGAGCCCGGCGCTTTGGCCAATGGGGGGGACCAGATCGCTGTAGACGGCGGCGGGCAGTGCCTGGTCCGTGGGGGTTTCGTACTTGGCCTTCATGGTGAACTGCAAGGTGCAGTACTCGCCAGCCACCCAATCGAACTTGAAGGTGCCCAGGCAGCGCTTGCCAATGCGGCGGATGCCGTCCATGTGGGTGTGGATCTGGCAGGGGTTGTACAGCGCGCGGTCGGTGGCCATCCGATAGCAAAGGGCATCGGCCACGGCGGTGACGGTGGCGGTGGCGCCGCTGTCGTCTCCTTCGAGGGCGTCGGCCACGGCGGGGGCGTTGTCCAGGTCGCGCACCCACAGGGTATGGCTGCCACCGCCATTGGCCACCACATGGGCCAGGGTGCCCACCGCCTCCGGGGTCGTGGTGTTGCTGATTCCTTCGCCCCGGGTGAAGGTGCCCACCAGGGTGGTGACGGTGATCATCTTGGCCGCCTCCAGCACCATGCCGCAGGCCAGCAAGGCCGCGTGCATCTCGGGCTGCTGCACGATGCCTCCGTCGATACCGCCACCCTTCAACTCCACCGGCAAGGTGATGTCCCAGTTCTTGGCGCCAATGGCCGCGCCGGCATCGGACAGGGTGCTGCGCAGCAGGTTGCGCTCCTTCACGTCCCCCGCCGGCTGCACGCTCATGCCTTGCAACACGTCGATCACCTGAAGCGCCCCGTTGAGGCTGCCGTCCGGGTTTTCCAGGCCAATCAGCACAACTCGTCTGTTGGTATCCATAACTATCCTCGCTGCTTGCGTTGGGTTTTGGTTAGATAGCGGTCCAGCCACCACAGGGCACCCGGCGCCATCTTCACCAGGTCGCTGTTGCCCACCAGATAAGGCACGGTGGCACCGTTAGGGGTCCAGCCCAGCAGTTCATCCCTAACGGCATCCCGCACCGATTCGAGGCGGTCATGGCCGCGCTCACCGTCCGGGTCGTTCAGGGCGCGGATGGCGATCACCACGCCCACTGTCACCTGCACCTCCTGCAGGGCCAGGCCGGTGACGCGGCGGCTGTCCCCCGGGCGCTCGCTGATGGGCACCACGAAGGCTTCCACCGCCCGGCCGGGTTTGCGATCCAGGGCCGCCGCGAGGCTGATGGCGGTGCCTACCTTGTCTATATCGGCCACGGCATCCAGGCGCGCCTTGGTGGAGGCCAACATCAGATGAATCCCTTGCTTTTATCGCGGGCAAACACGTTGCCGGCGGATTCCACCTGGGCGGTGTCCAGGCTGGCTGGCTCCGCCGCCTGGGGCAGCCCCAGGGTGGCGCGGCCGGCGGCGATATCCCGCAGGTAGCTGATGGCCTCGTCGCGCCGGGCCTTGACCTTGTCGTCCGGGTCGATATCCAGGGAATACCGCACCAGGTTACGGGCGATGGTGCGCAACAAGCCGGGCACCGTGGCCAGGGGCAGGGGGTAACGGGCGGCGATGTAACCGTCGATCTGAAAGGCGGCGTCGGCGATGGCTTCCGCCACCGCGTTGGCCCTTTCGCCCTCCAGCTCCGCGATCACGTCGGCACCGAAGGCGTCCTCCAGCTCCTGGCGGGTGCAGTAGGTCACTGGTCAGCTCCGTGATTGGCGTTGACAGCCTCGATGGCGGCGATCAGTGCGGCCTTCTTCATGGCGCCGTAGCCGTCGATATCCAGGTTCTTCGCCATGTCCCGCAGCTCCGCCACGGTGAGGTCAGCCAGTGTTTCGGTACTGCCGGCGTTATCACCGGCAACCGCCAGGCTGCCCGTGGTGAACAGGGACCAGGCGTTGGCGATGTCGATATCGCTGGTTCCCTCGGGAAAGTTGCTCGCCTTGGGCGTGCCGTCGTCATTCCACAGCTCGGGGGTGGTCTCACTGAGCTGCGCAATCAGGTCGACAAGGGGCTGCAACCCGTTCTCGCCTTCCCCGGGCGTCAGCGGGCCGGGCTCCACCGCGCCCCGCACCCCGCTACCCTCCGGCGCAGGCGCCAATGGCTCGACCCTATCAAGGGTGATGCGCGGCTCGCCCTCCAGCTGGCGTAGCTGTTCGGGGGTGAAAAACTCATCCGGGTAAACCCGGGGCTCCGTGGAATGCGCCACGCCCGCGCGGCGAAAGCCGTTGATGGAGC